GCTCCGCTCCTTCGGGTAATTTCAATGCCTTTTTCATATCTTTTTTTGCTACGGATAAAACGGCATTATAAAGAATTCTTCCCATAAACGTTTTTTGAAGGTCGGTAAATCGGCTTTCAAAAGTTATCGGTTTTACCGGCGGGGGGGCGGGGATTTTTTGTCCGCTCCTCCTTTTAAACCCCCCCCCGGGAAATTTTCTCAAAACCGCCGATGGAGTTTATATATTCTTTCGCTTCTGCGACAATGTCCGCATACGGGACACCGTCTACCGTATCATCGCCAATGGCACACACCAATGTGACGGGATCTCCTAAATCCTGTGCCTTTAGAAATGCGTGGATATTCACAGACACATCTGCTTTCGACAGATCTTTGCCATGCAATCCGCCGCCTGTAACAGAGTCCGCCATATCAGAACCCAGCTTTCTGTTCGTAGCACCGGTATCAACATCGGTGCCGCCCGTCCAGTCACCGAGGGGATTGACCTCTGCATTCGGATAATCGCCCATGAGGTCATAGCTGTCAGCGTTGCTCTGGCAAATGATCAAGCGATTGCCGTCCAGAATGTACTTTCCGTCAGAAGTGTACTTTTTATAAATAGAATGTGCAATTTCGGACAGCTTTTTCTGCTCCTCCGTCAAAGGCATACCCTTAAAAATACCATTGTCACCGCAGCGGAACTGCTCCGCTTGATTTTCGGAAAGATGTGTATCCTGCGGGACGATTACAATATCCGGCTGTACATCTCCGGCAATGCGGCTGATGGCATCCATGATGTCACGAATGTTCAGCTTGGCATCGGTTTCTACAATCGCATGGCAGAAGCCATGTCCGATCAGCACCTCGACTGCAATTTTAGGGTTTTCTTCTGCCGCATATGCCAAGTCAACGATTGCTCCGGCAATGCGGTCTGCCACCTTATCCGGGTGGCTCGGATTCACTTTTTCAATCATGCTATTTTCTCCTTGCCCGGAGCAGAAGCTCCATTGTATCGTTGGGATTATCCTCGAACACCTCAGTGCAGTTCTGCTTTACGATGTCGTAAATCTCGTACCAGATGAGATTTGCACTTTTCTGGTACTGCTGGCTCATCTGCACAAACGGGGAAGTAATCACACCGCCTGTGGTCGGATGCTTGCCGAGCAGACCGTAGGTGCTGGTTGCTTCCTCGCACTGAATGTATCTGGCAAAAGCCTGAGCATAGGCTTCGATCAGTCTTGGATTGACCAGCTTCTCGCAGTTTCTCTCTTTCAGCCACAGCCAGGTTTCCTTGTAGATTTCATCCGCACCGAGGGGAACACCGTTTTTCTGCCTTGCTGACAGGTAATCACTCGGCTTTGGCATATCCGCGCCATTCATCACAGCTCCTTCCGGCAGGTCAACCGCCTCCAGTTCTGTAGGACTCAGTGTGGGAATATCATTTTTCAGTATCTGGACTTGCTGTCCTTTTTGTATTTTTTCGGCGGCAGGTGCCGGTTTATCTCCGGCACGCACTCGTCTGCCGCCACGATTTGTGCCGTCTCTCGCCATAATTTTTATTTCCTTTCTCACCCTGGGTTTAATACCCCGTTTGAACTGCCGTTTTTGTGCGTTTGAGGGGGCGCCGTTTTCCGAGACCTAAGACCACAGAGATTTTGACCGCCCCTACCGGGTCACGCACACAGCTATCTGTCACCAATCTCGTGGTGTATTTTGTTATGACAGCTCTTGCAAAGACTCATCAGATTGCTTCGGTCATGCGTGCCGCCCTGTGAAATGGGAACCTTGTGGTGTACCTCTTCCACAGGAACAAGGATGCCTTGCTCGAAGCACCTCTCACAGAACGGGTGAGTCTTAACATAGCTGTCACGAATCCGTTTCCATGCTCTGCCGTATTTTTTATGCACCTCCGGGTCACGACTGTACTGCTCGTAGTTCTTCTCCACCAGCTTGCGATGCTGTTCGCAGTATCTGCCGTCCGACAGATTCGGACATCCGGGGTAAGCACAGGGCTGTTTCGGTTTTCTTGGCATCGGCTCACCTCCTTGTCGGCATAAGAAAAGCCCTCACAGGATTGCTCCCATGAAGGCTTTGTGCTTTACACAATTTTCTATACTACCATTATACTCATTTCCTATGTGTCATTCCATTCCAAAACGTGTCAACTTTGGTTTGGGACAGGGAAATTTCTAAGTGCAGATGCATGAATCCGATGGACGGTACTCATGGAAACCGACAAATTCTCTGCAATCTGCTCCCAGCTCTTGTTGTTGAGATAGCGATAAGTAAGAAGAAGCCGTTCTTCCCGGTCTGCCACACTTTCCAAAACCGCAAGAATCTGCTTTTTTAATACGACCAGTCTGCACAGTTCTTTCTGTATCTTTTCTTCCATCTCCATAATGTCACCGAGATACTTTACAAACGGTGCATCAAGATTTCTGCTGCTCTGTACTCTTTCTCCAAAATTAGGACTGCTGATTCTTCCTGCCAGATCTCTCAGCCGTTCCAGCTCGTGGACATCAGAGTCAATCAGTTCATTCAGCCTGTATGCCTGCTGTAAATATTCCTTTGCTGTCATAGCCTAACCTCCGAAAATATAAATTTTCCTCGGATTGACTCTGATTTTCATTGATTGTCATAGATTGGCTTTTACGGCACTGATCAGTGCGGACTGAGAAGTATCCTTTGCTTCCAGAGCCTTCATGATCTGCTCGTCCACTGTGCCTTTGGTGATGATGTGCTGAATCACCACTGTGTTTGCTGTCTGTCCCTGTCTCCACAGTCTGGCATTGGTCTGCTGATACAGCTCTAACGACCAGGTAAGACCAAACCATACAAGGTGACTGCCGCCGCTTTGAAGATTCAAACCATGTCCTGCGGATGCCGGATGGATCAGCCCTGCTGTAAACTCACCTCTGTTCCACATTTCAATACTGCCGGGCGAAGATATTCTGGCGTATTTCACCTTCAGTTCTTCCAGCCGTCTGCAGATGCGTTCCAAATCGTGCTTAAACCAATATGCCACCAGTATTGGTTTCCCGTTTGCAGCTTCAATGATATCCTCCAAAGCATCCAGCTTCTTTTTGTGTATTTCCAGAACTTTCTCATCATCCCCATACACCGCACCATTTGCCATCTGTGACAGCTTTCCGGTAAGACTTGCGGCATTGGCGGCAGTGATCTCTCCGTTTGGGAGCTGCAGCACCAGCTCTTTTTTCAGTTCCTCGCACTTTTCCTGCTCCTTTTCGGAAAGCACCACTTCATACTGCGTGCTGATCAGCTCCGGCATTTGCAAATGGTCAGTGGATTTCATGGAAATCGTGATATCTGAAATTTTCTGATAAATCGCATCTTCTGCTCCCGGCAGCGGCTTGTAGCTGTAAATGATCTGTCCATTCCTCTTGTCCGGTGCAAAGAAGGCTGTACGGTACTGGCCAATAAATCTTCCAAGTCTTGCTCCCATATCAAGCAGCTTAAACTCTGCAAACAGATCCATCAGGCCATTGGAAGATGGAGTACCTGTCAGACCTACGATACGCTTCACTTTCGGTCTTGCATTCATGAAAGCCTTGAACCGTTTCGACTGCCAGTTCTTAAAGGACGAAAGCTCGTCCACAACCACCATATCAAAATCAAATGCAATACCGCTTTTCTCTATCAGCCACTGCACATTTTCACGATTGATGATGTAGATATCAGCTTTACTCCTCAGCGCCGACAGCCGTTCATCTTCTGTACCGACCGCAATGGCATACTGCAGGATACTAAGGTGCTCCCATTTCTGTATCTCATCGCTCCATGTCGTTCTTGCTACACGAAGCGGTGCAATCACCAGAACCTTATGCACCTCAAAGGAATCAAATAAAAGATCTGCCAGTGCCGTCAGCGTGATACTCGTTTTACCAAGTCCCATATCCAGAAGAACCGCCGCTATGGGATGCTCCTGAATATATCGAATGGCATACAGCTGATAATCATGCGGACTGTATCTCATCAATAATCCCTCCAATCTGCTCTGCGGCATCAATCACATACACCCGAAATCCTAACCGTTTTAACATCTCATGCCTTGCCGTCTGCAGCGGTCTTGGTTTCTTTCCGTGTGCCTTCAGCTCTGCAAATGCCATCCTTCCGTTCGGAAGAAGAATCAGTCTGTCCGGCATTCCATCGTATCCCGGAGATACAAACTTCGGACAGATACCGCCCTTTGCCTTCACTGCCTTCACCAGTTTCTGTTCAATCTGCTTTTCTCTCACTGCGTGTTCACCTCCAAAATTCACAAGACACAACTGACACAGGTATCTCAGAAAATTTCTATATGCGTATATGCGTGTATACGGGCTATATATCTGACTATACAAATATAAAAATAATCATTATAGAAATTCTTGTGATACTTGTGTCTTAAAGTGTCTGAAAGTCCTTGTTTACAAGGTTTTTTGCAAGTTCACAACCTGTCTGGAATTCACAGGCTGCACGAATCACAACCTCTCATAAATCCTTTGTCTGCCATAGATGGCAAGCTTTCTGATTTTTTCAGTACGCTCCCAGCCTTCCACTTTGGTCATAAGAGCAGCTATCGCATAGGAATCGGATGGCTTGAGGTCGGACAGATTTCTGCAGAAGCACTCGCTCCAGATTTCTGCATTGCTTACGGTCTTTCTTTGTACCGTACCCTTTGCCGAAGTGCTGTCCGTCAGGAAATTTCTTCTCTCATACAGATCCATGCTGTTCCAGTTGTCCGGCAGAAGTGTATTCAGATATTCCTCCACAATGCCCTGACGCTCATCAGTTTCCATCGCATCAATCTGTTCGCTCAGTGCCTCGCTGTTTTCCTGCTCATTCAGGTACAAAGGTTCGCCCTGCCCATACAGGTACTTTGCCTCCGCCCAAAGCTGCACAACTTCCTCATCAGTCATGTCCCACGATTTTCTTCTGCTGACACCTGTGACCTTAATGGGCCAGAATCTGCGGTTTCCCGTAATATCACGCAGGAAGCCGGACTCCGAGTTTGTTGTCCCCACAATGATGCACTGACGGGGATGGCTTTCCACCGTTCTGCCATAGGACGGACGATAGATGTCATCGGTACGGCTGACAAATGCCTTCACGACTTCCACATCTGTTTTTCTTAAGCCTGCCAATTCGCCAAGCTCCAACAGCCAGTAGCCCTGCAGCTTTTCCGCACCGCTTTTATCCTTCATGTCCATAAGGGACAGGCTGTCGGAATAATAATCCTTGCCCATCTTTGCAAAAATCGTAGACTTGCCGCAGCCCTGGGGGCCTACCAGAACAACGACCGAATCAAACTTAATGCCAGGCTCGTAGATTCTCGCTACCGCTGCCACAAAAGATTTTCTGGTGGCGGCTCTAACATATGCGGTATCCTTTGCACCAAGGCAGTCGATGTATAGGTTTTCAAGGCGCACTGTTCTGTCCCACTCCGGCAGTGCATCCAGCCATTCACGCAGGGGATGGAAATGTCTGTCCTCTACGACTTTGGTGAATGCCACTTCATAGTTTCTGCCGGAGAAGGTTTCATAACGAATATCGATCAGTGCTTTCATCTGCGCGGTATCCGCATCCCGCCAGAATGTATTGTCACAGGGTCTTGTCCAGGGAACATCGCCTGTGATCTGCACTCTGCCCACCATCTCATTAAATGCGATATTGGCAAAATCAGGATCATTGTTCAGAATCAGCATCAGGTTCCATACGCTGTTTTCCAGGCATTTGCTCCTCGGCATATAACGCAGACCTGTTTTCCAATCCTCTTTTCCATCAAAATCTGCCGCCGCGCTTTTCTGCTTTTCTTCAAGAACCAGCAGCTTTACCTTGTCCTGCGTCATAGCAAACTCACACATCTGACTGAAGGATTTCTTTTCTTCCAGATCACCAAATTTATGGATGCGTACCAGTTCAAACGCATTGCAGAGTCTGCCGCCCGCAGGATCTGTGGCATGATGGCTGTATACGAATTTATCATCATAGATAACCACACCTGCCGAGCCTTCACCGGGGATATAATCATATCTGCCGGAAATATCCGCTGTGGGAGAATATACATCCGACAGAAATTCACTGATGGCAAGCTCTATCGGATAATAGGCACGACAGAATGCACCCACGATACCTTCTTTTTCAAGCGGGTCTTTCTGCTGCTGTACCTTATGATTTGCGGCTTTGCTTTCCTTCGGTGTCGTTGGCAGCAGGGAACAGTCCTGCCAGTTCTGATGCTTTGCAAGCACTGTATCCGGATCAAGCCAGGCACCATCAAGCTCCCCAAACAGGTACTCTCCGTTTGATGGACAGGTTGGCCAGTACATCAGCTGATGCGGGGAAAAAGAGCATGGATCGAGCATATCCAGGAATCCGTTGTCCGCGGCATAATATCTCGCCGCCGCATTGAATTCATCCGGCGTCATATCACGAGCGACAGGAATAATCATTCTTGCCCTCGGATGCTCTGGTGTATGGCTGTGCGTAGTATAAAAACAGCCCTTATTTCCAATCTTGTCTGCGATATGGTCAAGAAACTCTCTGTCAACGCTGTCCAGGTCATACACCAGCATGGAACGGCACACCACCTTATTTGCCTGTCTGCGGTTATCTCTCAGATGTCCGGCAACGAAACCGCCCTTGTCTTTAATGTCATCACGCTGTTTTTTCGGCAGCTTTGGATATTCCTCTGCCGTTTCCGATGTGCGGACAGGGTTTCGCAGTCTGTCACACAGCTCATCAAAATTTATAGTCTTATTCGCCCAGAACTTTGCCTGTCTGGAATTGCCATAGGCTATCTTTAGATCACGCATTTTTATGTCTCTCCCTTCCTGCATTTGATATCCGGCACTTCTTCCAGAGTGCTGTTAAAGTACCGCAGTCGGTAATTCTTCCTTTTGGCTCTCCTGATCTCGGCATCCATTCCGGTGCTTATCGTTTCACAGAATACCCACACCTCGGTGCAATGGCTCATGAGTACATTGCCAAAATGCAGTCCAAGCTCCCGTTCCACCGGGTCATTGTCATTTAAGAACTGCGGATACAGCAAATGCGGAGCAATGGGGATATACCCGCGCTCCACCGCAAAACGGCAGTATTTTCTTGCATTTGCTGTGTTTTCTTCCACATTTCCAGAGAATGGGGAGCATACATACACGATAGGTCTGTATGCTCTTACAGCCTTTATTTCATTCTCTATTTTGCTTAATGCACCGTAGGTAGTCGGATCAGGATAGCCTTCGCTGTTATACCTGCTCACACCCACAATGCTTTCCTTCCATTATCTTTTCCGTACAGCTGCTGCACAGAACTGCGGTACCAAACAGATCGATATCACCATCTGCGAACACCTCCGCCAGCTCCACCTGCACTTCACAGCCGCACTTGGGGCAGCGGCAGTAAACATTCTCATCGTTAATTTCTACAGATACTTCCATCGCATCATTCAGCTGTTCTTTCACATAAAACATAGTTATTTCTCCTCCTCAATCTTGGCTTTGTACCATTCCAGATGTCGTTTTCGGTCTTCATAATTAGGAAAAGCAACAAGCAGTCCTACATCGACCTTCTGCAGGGTTTCCAACATATCAATCTGTTCCTTATTCAGATACGGCCGGATGCTTTTTCCCTTTTCAATGCCGTTGGCAAGCCTGAACTGCTTTGCCGACATTCCAATAACAATGCGGTTTAACATATCGCACTCATTGCTGAAGTGGTACGGCCTTGGGTTTTCGTGGAGCAGCTTGATATTTTCGGTAAGAAGCGGAAACTCCTGTCTTGCAGAAATCAGTGTCTTGATGAAGCTCTCCATTTCGTTGAAGCGCTTAATATAGGTTTCCTTAAACCGCATCGCTTTTTGTCCCGTATAACTCATGACCAACATCGTAAAACCATCACGAGTCATCTGATAACAAGGCAGCCGCCTTCCCGTCACATCCTTGTAAAAATCCGAAGCAAAGTTGTTCTTAATGAACTCTTCACTAAGTCCAGATGTGGGCTCAGTGATTTTTGCGATATCGCGCAAAACATGTTTGTGCTGTTTCTCAAAAAATTCAGCCACAAACAGGCTGTCCACTCTTGCGGTGTCATGAGCATCTACAAAGATTCCGTACTCATCTTTCGGTATCAGTTCTTTCATAATTGAAATACCGCCTTTCATAAAAGTAGGGCTCCTGCCCTCTAAGAGTGAAAGGACAGGAACCCTGACTTTAAGAACTGATACTTAATCTTTTTTATAAAATTCGCATTCGTAGCCATCTGCCCGAAGCAGAAGTCCAGGAATCCAGGGAGGTGTTCTTCCCATCTGCTCACAGATGGCATCCACCGATGCATATTTGCTGCATTCGATGATCAGCTCGTCATGCACATGACCGCAGATAAAGCAATGTGCCAGCGTCCTCATCGCATACATCAGAATATCCCTGCTGATAGCCTGCACAATATTCTCCACAAACTTTGGGCCGTAACTTTCGATGCGTTCCCATTTCTTCGTGCCGCCGACGCCTTCGTAGGTGACTGCTTCTCCGCCGAAGCGGTTCTCTCCCATGCGAGGTTTTACATAGGAAAGCTGTCTGCCGGAAGGAAGCTTGATGAAAAGCATCCCGCTCTGATAGATAAAGCGGATGCCATGCGTTTCGGTCGGCATTCTCTTTTTCACAGTTTCCTTGACGCATCGGTCAACTTCCCACCAGAACTTCACGATGTTAGGATTGGAGCTTCGCCACATATCCACCAGCGGCTGCAGCTCATCTTCAGCAAGTCCCATATCCAACGCTCCCATTGCTTTCAATGCACCGACCGAGCCGCCATAACCGAGTGCCAGTTCTGCGATTTTCCCTTTCTGCCGCAGATGCCCGTTGACTCCATGCTTTTCCACTGGCACGCCAAACATAGCCGATGCCGATGCACAATAAATATCTCCGTTATTGGCAAAGACCTCACTTCGCCATTTTTCGCCTGCAAGGCAGGAAAGCACTCTCGCTTCAATTGCAGAAAAATCCGACACCACAAATTTCATGCCCGGTCTTGGCACAAAAGCTGTGCGGATCAGCTGGGACAGGGTGTCCGGTATATCATCGTATAACAGCTCTGCCGCCGTATAGTTTCCGTCCCTGACAAGACCTCGCGCCTGCTCCAAGTCCGGCATATGATTTTGCGGCAGATTCTGCAGCTGTATGATGCGGCCGGCAAACCTGCCTGTCCTGTTTGCGCCATAAAACATGAACATTCCTCTGGCTCTGCCGTCCTCACAGACCGCATTTTCCATTGCCTGATATTTTTTGACCGAGGATTTAGCGAGCTGCTGCCGTAATGTCAGCACTGTTCGAAGCGGCTCCGGTGCTGTTTTCAATACTGCTGCCACTTCCTTTTTCCCAAGGCTGTTCATTTCCAGTCCATTATCTGCAAGCCACTGCTTCATCTGCTGTACCGAATTTGGATTGTCGAGATTTGTCAGCTCCTGCATTTTTTCTGACAGTTCTGCCTTGGATTTTTCATCAAAAGCAATGGCGTTTTTCACAAGAGTCCTATCCAGTGCAATTCCTCTGTCGTTGATTTCCTGATCGATGTGATACTCTTCCCACACAAAATCCGGCACAGGATATTTTTTCAGCCTGTCCTGGATGGACATCTCCACCTCGACATCACGCTTGTTGTATGCTTTGAAAGTTTCCCACTTCTGTACATCATGCTCCGGCAGATTTCTTGTTCTGCCGCCGTTGGCTTGTGTTGGTCTGCATGGAACACAGAAATAGCGAATGAGGTCTTTGCCTTCTTTCAGTTTCTGTTCCGACAGACCAAGCACAGCCCCGGCACCTGCAAGGGACAACGGCAGTCCCATGTATGCCGACCACACCATCGAGCATCGCCATGCTGAAGGGTCAAGATAATCTCCGACTGTATCCTCATGAATGCTGTAGCTTTCAAAATACTGCGGATAGTGTTTTTGCAGCCACACTGACAGGCAGACCCTCTCGAAAGAAGCATTGAATGCCCATTTCAAAACAGAATTGTCCGTCAGTGCTTTGATAATTTCCATCGGTACTGATTCTCCCTGTGCCAGATCATATACCTGCACTTCACCGCCATTTACTGATACACCGAACAGCAGGATTTCAAATGCTGAGGATTGGGCATATTTATATACACCGCATTTATTCAGATCCACATTGCTGAAGGTTTCCAAGTCCAAAGATAGACTATTGATTTTTTCCATTATCGTCACCATC